TGAATCTATATTCGATATTACTAATAAGTAGGAGGAGATATGGAACCAACAATACACTCACCATTTGGCCCGACAATATGCGGATGGAAGATGCCAAAAAAGATAGTTGATATACTCAATCAGGACTGCGAACACGTAACAAGTCCAGATAATCTTGATACACACCTCAATAGCTGGAACTTAATAGGACAAATTAAAGTCCAAGCTAACTTCGGAGATCTTGTAGGCAAAGAAGAAAGACAGTGGTTCAAAAATAGAGCTGTTGAATACACAAAACTCATTGGAATAGGGAGTCAAAAGTTTAAATTCCAAGAACTTTGGTATAACAGAACTATGGAACCAGGAGAATATAACCCTCACCATATACATCCCCACGCACTACTAACTTCAGTTGGTTACTTAAAGCTACCCAGTAACTATAAAGAAGAACTTACTAAGCCGCAGAAAAATGGAGTAGGCGGTGGACTCGAGTTATTTTATGGAGAACAATCTAACTACTGCACAACACAGATGACTATAATACCTGGTGTTGGTGACTTCTATATATTTCCAGCTATGCTTAGACATGCTGTATATCCAATGCCAGACACTATAACAGAAGAAAGACGTAGCTTCTCCATTAACTTCGGACCAGGATAATGCCAAGAACACCTAACAAACCAATAGATATTTTCAAACACATAGATATGCATGGAGGAAATGATAATGATTGTTGGGAATGGAAAGGAAGACTTAACCCAAAAGATGGACGACCATACTTTACTGTTAATGGGCAACGCCGTCCATCATACGCCATCGTCCTCGAATTATATACGGGCGAAGAAGCGAAAGGCCGCATTGCTAGGCATAATTGTGACAATCCTATCTGTTGTAATCCTCACCATATTATATGGGGTGATCACCAAGATAATATGAATGACATGAAAGAAAGGGAAAGACATGGACTACCTAAAATTGTCATACGCTCTATACGCAAACTACTGGCAGAAGGACGCACACAATCGGATATTGCTAAGTTATACGGAGTTTCTAGAGAAACTGTGTCGAGCATTAGTACAGGACGAAGAATCGAGGGAGATTCTAACAGAGATTGCAAAGAAAGTAGCATCAACTGAAGACAATAACTCCTTGACAAGCATTAATTTTTAAGAATAGGATTGAAGAGAACTTTAATTAGTTCCTTCTTTCCATTTTTGTGCCCTGGATGTGAATACCTCCCGCATCCAGGGCTTTTTCGTGCTTGACTATGTGTGCTGTTGTGGGTAGATTTGTTTTACGTTAGCAATAAAGCTAGTTAGGAGATTAACATGAATAATATAATCAACTTACCCCAATCTAATCCTTATTTCACACAAGAATCAGACCTTTACTTCGATACATGGGAAAGACCATGCTATTTCAAGGGTAATGGGGATAAGTACTATGAAGATCCAAGTAAAAAGCATATAGTAAGGATGCTTAACGACGAGCCATACTCATTGGGTGTCGTTGGTAAAAATTACCAGAAGTTAAGTACAAAAGAACTGTGTCAATCAGTCGAACAAGAATACATTGGGAGCCTAACTCATGAACAACTCAATGGAGTACAAATTGTCGATAAGACCGCATACTATGGAGGTCTTTGCATCAGGCAATACATATTCCCAAACATTAAAGCAGAGCTTGAGTCAAGAGTTAGCGATGTCGCATTTCGCACTGTCATTATTAACGGGTATGATGGTTCATCCAGCTTCAAGTTTTACAACGGAGCCATCGACTTCTTCTGTACGAATGGAATGGTCACAGGAATATACGATATGATGGTAAGAAAACATACTAAAGGTCTTACCATTCCGAAACTCACTGACAAAATAAAATCTTCAATCGACATATTCTATAAGCAAGCAGAGCAATGGAATAGGTGGATAGGTAAGGAGATCAGCGATGATAACGCTAAAGAATGTTTCGAGGCCATCCCAAATGCTAGTGAACGTTTCGTCGAGAAACTTATGCGACAATTCCACATCGAATGCTTGTCACATGGACGAACAGTATGGGCGTTATACTCAGCAGCAACATACTACGCTAGTAATTCAGATGGAGAATTTAGTGTTAGAGAAACCAGCCAAGACCATACAGCTAGTACTCTAATGAATAGGGAAAGACAAATTAGATCATGGGTAAGTACAGATTCCTTTCAACAATTAGCCGCATAGGAGGTAAGAATGAAAGAAGGAGATCTAGTTACACAAGTTCCAAACCAAACAGCCGATATAATGACCATCATAGAATACGTTAAAGGTGATCAAACTATTGGTGAAGAGGATACAGTTCGTTGTGAATTAGCTAATGGTTCACACGATTGGTTCAGAGCTAGTGAAGTATGGAGGGTCGAATGAACTCAATAAAGGTAGCCACAATCTTGTCTGAGTTGGATAACAATTTGAATAATGTAATAAGAGAGTGCTATACAGCATTAACTTCTGACTTCAGTAGTACAACTAAAGACAATGAACGTGCTGAACTAGAAGCTAACATGCATAAGGCAATGGCACAGCAAAAGATAGCTGCTAAATTAACAACACGATTCAAGAAGGCACATGATATATCTAAAAAAGACTTGGATGTAATGTGTCAACGACTTGGTACATCACCTGAGTCCTCGCCTGGAACCACAATTAATCTATACGAAGATGAAGTATTCGTGTTTAGCAAAAGACAAAATGCGGATAGTGTCTCGTGTTCGTCTAAAGACTTAATAACTGAGTTGAATAAACTGGGCGTTGATCCAACTATAATAGAGAAGGCCCAAGAGAAAGCAACTAAACCAAAGAAGGGTAACGTCTATTACAATATAGATGTTAAAGAAGATGAAGGGTGATACACCAATTAAATTAGCCAACATATCAGAGATGTCAGATGAAGATCTCGACGCTATGATACACAATATTCGTGAACGTAGACTTAAACCTGTCCGGGACTACGAAGAATTATCTGCACTAAAGGCTGAAGCAATCAAACAAAATCTAGGTAAGCAGTTATCTAAACAACTGGAGATGTTTGAAAAAGAATTGGGCCGTGTGGATAGAGCTTTAGAGAAGATAGAAGGACGGGCGATTAAACTACGTGCACTTAAACTGGAAATAGAAGCAACATGACAAATAATGATTTGCCTATACTTATTCATAGCCGTGACTGGCTTGAAAACGTTGTCCATGAAGCAATAGAGTATAACGATTGGCATATAAAGAAAATATCAAGTCTGACTTCAGTAGCATCAGCTAAAGCTATGACTCTATCAGACCTTAGACAACGAAGAGCCATGCTGTTATGGGTATTGGGTGACTTATTAAACCAAGTTGATCTAGTCCCAGAAAATATTCAAATCAACGCAATAGGACAGGATGTAACCCCAGAATGACCAGTAAATTAGAGAAAGAAGTAACCAGACAAACAGCATTGGAAAGTCTGTTAAACATACCAGAATTTCTAAGGCGTAAACCAGCAGTTAGAGCTGCTTTGAAAGAACAGGAGGAACTAGATGAGAGCAAGAGAAGTTCGGGAACGCTTGAAGGACAAAGTAGATCCACAAGTGAGCCACTGTATCGAAGCACTGGCTGAACAACTCGGAGTCCAACAACAACAGTTAATGGACATGGCCTTAATGCAAGATCAAATGATAGCCATCGTTAGTAACTTTGTTAATGGGTTAGAAGGCATGAAAGAAGCCACAGAATCTATGAATAAAATCAAAGGGGATGATGATGAGTCTGGACCAACAATTTAAGTTACATTCTCTATCTACAGAAATGACTCCAGAAGTGACGGAAGAACATAATGCGTATGATCACACTAAACTATCTGCTATCAACACTTGTCCTACATGGGGTATCCTTCGTTATTCGATGCATAAAACAATGGGAGGATCGTCACGATCAATGGCATTGGAAGCTGGTTCGGCTGCACATGAATGTTTCTCGGCTATTCGTTGGTATCAATATCACTCACGGCAGGTTGAAGACAAAACGGGAGCAGCAATTGCTGAAAGACAAGGAGTACGCATCTTCGGAGAAGATCGTTTTGCCAAGATGGTTAGTACTCTTTCATCAACAGCAACAGATCGTACCAATCTTATCAATATCGCATTGGAAGCCCTCGAAAGTAGTGGTTTCTACGATGACATCACAGACAACAGGCGCACAATATCTAACATCAGTGAAGCGATTATTGCTTACATTGATCATTACGATCTTGATAGGTATCCTATTTGGGTTAGGGATGGAAGCGACCCTAACTCTATAATAGGAATAGAAAACCCGTTCGATATGTTAGTAACAATTAACTACGATTTGAATGGAGTAAACAAAGAACGAACAGTAAGATATACAGGTAAATTAGATGGACTACATTGGAACAAAGACAAGCTGGTTATCATCGAAGAAAAAACAGGTGCTAGAATTGATGAACACTGGCTGGCACAATGGATGTTGTCTCATCAAATTACTGGCTACTGCGTTGCTTCTAGTACCTTTACTGGTATTCCTTGCACTAGTGCTATTGTTAGTGGAACACGTTTACCAATTGGAAAGATACCTCACGAGGGCATCAGAAAAGAACTCGTCCCCCGTAATGAAGTAATGATAGAAAAGTGGGCTAATTGGCTCGTAACTACAGTGGAAACGGAACAACAATGGCGAAATCAAGTCATTAATGCTCCGATGTATACCCACTCATGCAACCGTTACTTCCGTTCTTGTTCATTCTTACCATTCTGTGCATCAGATAGTATAGAAGAAAAAGAACAGATAATAGAAGAGATGGTTGACGATGAGTGGAGTCCACTACATGACTAAACATAAATATATAGTCACCCAAATAAACGAACAGATATTTCATGTGGGTAGATTGCGTTCTGATGAAGATAATTACGAGATTATATGCGCTTGTAAAAATCTCAAGGCAGCTAAATTCGTGATGGAAGCCATAGCAAGGCTGGAGGAAATAACAAAATGGCGACAATAACACTTGGTAAGAAAGAACTAACTACACCTAAAACTCAAATACGCCGAATGAGTACTATTATCTGGGGTCCAAGTGGCAGCGGTAAAACAACTCTAGCTGCTACTGCGCCAAGGCCTATCTTATGGTGTAATTTTGATCCTGATGGTACTTCGTCCCTAATGGATCAAGCTGATATCCATATTGCTGACTTCAGCATGGATAACCCTAATGTCGTAGAAACATTTAAGAATGAGGGATGTGCTGGTATTAGATCCACATTAGAAGAACATAATGATATTAAAACTGTAGTATTCGATAGCATCACTTCTTTTAATGAAATGTCCCTTAAACATGGCATATCACAAGTTAGAGGAGCAACAATGGAAGCTCCAACTCTACAAGGATATGGACGTAGAAATTCATTCACAATGCAAGGCATAATGTCGGTTATTAAAGCAACTGGAGCCTACAATAAGCATTGTATATTTATAGCGCATGAAGATACGCCATCTAAAGATGAACTAACAGGTGCAGTAATGGTTAGTATTCTTGTAGGCGGTAAAATGCAATCAGAGATCCCTATCAAGTTGTCAGAAGTATGGCACTTGGAGGACACAGGGAAGAATAGAAAAATAACTATACGTTCTTCCCGCCTTCGCAAGCCTATGAAGTCTCGGATGTTTGTTACTAGTGGAAGTAGTGATTTCACATGGTCATTCGATCCCGAATCATGGAAAGGCGAGGGAATTGAAGACTGGTATAATAAATGGGTAAAAAATGATGGTAAAAAGATTGAATTACCTTAATGACACACAGTCTATATATTGTGTCAGTGGGTAGAGATAACTACTATACTTGGGGGCTTGTGTAGTAGAAATATAAAGTTATAATAGGCCTCTTTTTTCAACAACACACAAAGAAGGAACTAATAAAATGGACGAACTTGACAGTATCGTTGAATTCAGTGTCAATCTCAAAGACCAAGATCAACCAGATCCACTACCAGTAGGTAAATACACTGGAGTAATTCGTGGAGCAGAAGTTAAAATGTCACAACGCGACACAAAATATGCTGCTGTATCATTCCACATTTCGCCAGAACAATTTCCAGCAGATTGGGAAGATGGAAATCCTGATGGACAGGTTCTGGTATATCGTAGGGTTGGCTTAGAAGACAACGCTAACTCTCGTTTCGGCACTAAACGTTTCATTGAAGCAATTGGTGCACCTTTATCTAAGAAGATTGATGTTAACGAATGGGTCGGCCTTGAAGCTGAACTCGAAGTTGCTCATTCAACTTGGGAAGGTACAACTCGTGCCGAAATTACTAGAGTATCTGCTGCTTAATGCAGATAGGGAGGTAGGCTTAATTCCCTACCTCCCATTTACTCAACTTTCAATAATAAGGGGAGTATAATGGCAGAAGATAAAGCCAAAGTTAAACGCCGTACTTTACCTATATATGCGGTGATGCAGATCATGGACGAAACAGGTAGTCCTATGCAAATCTCCAAGGACAATGTTAAAGTCATTGGTGGATATAAGAGTGCCGAAAACGTTCTAGATATTATGGAAAGCGGTCAGTACAAGAACGCTATCTATAAAAAGATATCTCTCGACTAGAGTTGATGCTAGTTGGAAGATAGGGGAGAGGGAAAGCTTGAACCTCCGTACCTCTCCCCACCTTCTATAATAATTGACACACAAAGGAATGTGTGCTATGGACGATCACAAGTTCGATTGGAGAACTAATTGCTGCATCTATTGTGGTAAGAATAAACAAACAAAAGAAAACTGTTACGATCACACAAACGTTACTTCATTCTCCCACGCAAAACGCAAGAAAGAACTTGATGATGTCATACGATCCACCTTACAAAGTATCAATACCAACTCCGAGTGAAATTCCAAAAGGTTTCGGTCCAAATTCCACAGGAAAACGTGGTGGGAACCTTAGAATCCGTTGTACTAATGCTGAATACGACATGTTAGCAGAAGAAGCAGCGGAACTAGGGATAACAATAGCTAACTTTGGCCGTTGGTGTTCAGTTCAAGTCGCTCAAAAACTTAGAGAGCATAGGATTAACAACTCAACGGCGCAAACCGTTGGGGAAGATAATGAACAATGGATTTAAGTTCGATAAAACACAGGCTGAAGCTATCGGTGCTTGCTGTGATATTAGCCGTCGAATCGTTCCAATTACAGGTGCGGCTGGCACTGGCAAGACAACTATTCTACAAAATGTCTACAAAACGCTTAGTGCGAGGGGACACCAAGTCGTTCTATGCGCTCCTACTGGCAAAGCAGCAAAACGAATTCAAGAAGCTACAGGTATCCAAGCTAGGACAATCCATAGGCTCCTTGAATATCCACATCCAGGAGAAAGAGATGAAAAAACTGGAAAAACGCTTATCTCAACCGATCCCAAGCGGGATAGACAAAATCCCATCGACTTCGATGTAGTACTAGTCGATGAATACGCGATGGTAAGTGTAGAAGTCCATCGTAATTTAATAGATGCATTACCACACGGTGGTATAATAAGAATGTTTGGTGATGCTAATCAGCTACAACCAATAGAATCATCTAAAAGATTACAAGCAGAGCCTTCATCTTTCTTAAAGATGCTAAAGAAGTATAACGGCATCAAACTTACCAACATCCACAGACAAAAAGAAGATAGCAACATCATTGCTAATGCTAACAGGATTATAATTGGTGGTATGCCAGTTCGTAAGCCTGACTTTAGTATTCAAATGACAAGTGAACCAGTTGAAACCGTACAAGGGTTTGTTCAAGACAATCTAATGGATGGAATAGACTTTGGAATAATAGACAATCAAATGATAACGCCCACTAAAGTTGGTTGGGTCGGAACTGAGGCACTAAATGGATGTATCCAAAACTTGTTACATCCAAGTAGCAAAGAATACACAGAAGTTGAACGTCATAAATGGGTAGATCAAGATTATATCAGAATGTATGAAGGGGATAAGGTTATTTATACAAGTAATAACTATCCCTTAGAGGTTTTCAATGGTGAAACGGGGGTGATCAAGTCACTAAACGCTGATGCTAGTATCACAATAGACCTTGGCGATAGAGAACTTGATGTCCCTGTATCACTAGAGATGGAAGGCAGAGGTGGAATGTACTACATGAATCCACAAAAAGATCTCGACCTTGCTTATGTAATAACTACTCATAAAGCACAAGGCAGTGAATATAACCGTGTCTGTTATATTATGAACTCATCTCGCTCATGGCTGCTAAACAGAAAGAACTTATACACAGCAATAACACGAGCAAGAGAACATGTGCACATTATCACAGACCAAAAATCATTATCTCGTAGCTTATCTAAACAAGGGGATAAGTAATGTCAGATAAGACTGATGAGTTACTCAATGAACGTGAGAAAACTCATGGCGATGCAAACGAAACATTTGCAGTAGGAGCAGATTTATTAAACTGTGTTAAAGATTATGTATTCTATCCACACCATTTTGCAGTAGTAAACATCTTACACAAGATAGCTCGTATCCTTTGTGGATCTTACAATCCAGATCATTGGGATGACATCGAAGGCTATGCTCGTTTAGGTAAAAGAATACAGGAGAAAATACATGACGGAGGTAACTGAAGCATGGCTTATGCAAGAGTTTACTAAGAGAGCTAAAGCCTGTCAGTTAGAAGTCGATTGTCTTGGCTCTGGTAAATTAGATAGTGAGATCTGCATTATCGGTGAAGCTCCCGGTGAACGTGAAGCAATGATGAAGATGCCACTCGTTGGTGGTAGTGGTAAGTTACTATGGGATGTACTAAAGCCATTAAACATATCTAGAAAAGATTGTTACGTGACTAACGTTGTTAAGCGTCAAGTATCTCTATCATCCAAGACTGATGCACGTAATCCAGTAAAGAAAGTAGAGATAGAACATTGGGAAGGACTCCTTGATTGGGAGTTAGACTACTTACCTAATCTTAAATACGTTCTAATCCTTGGTAACATGGCGTTACATGCCGTGATCGGTGAAACAGGTATCACTAATTGGCGTGGATCTGTCTACGATTGCAAGGTAGGAAGGAAACAACGACTAGTTAAAGCAATAATAACTAATAACCCGGCACATGTACTTAGGAATATCCAGATGGAACCATTCTATAAGTTCGATGTTGCTAAACTCAGGAGAGTTATGGATGGAAGATTCAAACAACATACAGTTAACGCAAGAATTAACCCGTCTTTCAGAGAATCTATCGACTATATCAATAGACTTAGCGAAGCTGAACAACCGATTGCATTCGACATTGAAATCATGTCTGGGGAAACAGCTTGCATTGGATTTGCCAATAACCGAAGAGAAGGTATATCTATCAATTTTAGATCTGCTAAAGCAAACAGATATAGCCTTACTGAAGAGAGATTGCTCCGTAGAAGAATTCAGCGATTACTATCTGATCCAAGATCCAAACTGATAGCACAAAACGGATCGTTTGACTGTGGCTGGCTTTGGTACAAGGATAGAATACATGTCCCGAAAGTTTGGTTTGACACATTACTTGCACACCACACGCTTTATCCGTCACTACCACATAATCTTGGATTTCTTACAGCACAATATACTGATCATCCTTACTACAAGGACGAAGGTAAGTCCTGGCGCGAAGGTGGAAATATCGATCAGTTTTGGGAATACAATGTCAAAGACTGTTGTATCACTTGGGCTGCACACGAAGGACTCTTGCGTGAGTTACAATCCCAAGACATGGAAGACTTCTTCTTCTCCCACGTTATGCGGTTACAACCTCACCTTATCCAGATGCAAGTCGGCGGGGTCAAACTTGACATGGACCTCAAGTCTTCCATTATAGAAAAACTAGATAAAGAACTGGAAGAAAAACTAGAAGATATACAAGCTCGTGCTGCTGAATTAGCTGGCGAACATTGGCGACAACTAAATCCTAACTCCCCTAAACAACTGTCCCAATTCTTCTTTGGAGAACTACAACTTGTAGGTAGAGGTAGTAGTACTAATAAAGAAAACAGGGACAGGATGAAGAAGCATCCAAGAACAACTGAAGAACAAACCAAGTTCATCGAAGCTATTGATGATTATAAAGAGGATCATAAGTTCTTCTCTACCTATGCTACACAAAGACCAGATCCCGATGGCAGATTTCGTTGTGAATATAAACAGTTTGGAGTACAAGCAGCACCAGGAAGACTAAGTTCAAGCGGGACTTTATGGGGAAGTGGAGGTAATTTACAAAACCAACCATATACTGCATACCCAATGTTCGTATGTGATGATGGTTATATGTTATCATACTTTGATCTTAGACAAGCAGAAGCAAAAGTAGTTGCGTACTTATGGAATGTTGGAGGGCTTATTGAAAATTTCGAGAGAGCGGAAGTTGAGGAGGGTTTCGACGTTCATAGAGGGAATGCTAGTAGAATATTCAGAGTACCATACGATGAGATACCGCAATCTGATTACGATGACGATGGCAAACGTTCTCTTAGATACTTGGGAAAGCGGTGCGTACACGGACTTAATTATAGAATGCAAGCTCCCAAACTCGCAACTGTCTGTGGTATTTCCATTAGCCAAGCAGAAGAAGCATTCGCCTCGTATCATAGAGCTTTTCCAGAAATCAACAAGGCATGGCAAAGTACAATTTCTACCGTTAGAGAGGAGCGTTGCTTATATACCCCTCTCGGACGCAGATTTATCGTACTTGGAAGAATAACGGAGGATAGTTTCGATAGTGTTATCGCATTTGTACCTCAATCAACGATTGGTGATAAAGTCAGTAGTGTTATTTATCTTTGTCACGAGGATAAAGAGTGGCCCGAAGACGCACGTATGTTACTCAATATCCATGATGCCCTCATCGCAATACATAGACCTACTGACAAAGAAACCGTCCAACGACTTATGAAGAAACATGCAGAAGCTCCTATTACTATTAGGGGTAGACAAGTAAGTATTGGTACTGACTTTAAGGAATCAATACCAGATGAAGGGGGGATACATAGATGGAGTACACTGAAAGATATAGTGTAGAACGTATACCAAATAGCAACAAATATGGCATTATAGATATTGTTT